AATATTATACGAATGGCCGCTTTAGGGAATTTGAATTAAAGTAATTTTCTTTTCAAAATTACACATATGCCATTTGGTGTCTTACCTATATATGGGACTCCAGATACCAATTACACAGAGAAAGTTGAGAGACACCGGATCGAAACAACATGTTTTATGGCTCCGCCAAGTCGTTTTAGAATAAATGCGAAAAACTATTTCCTCACATATCCAAAGTGCTCTCTTACAAAGGAAGAGGCACTTTCCCAATTGCAAACCCTAGAAACCCCCACCTCGAAGAAATTCATCAAGATCTGTCGAGAGCTTCATGAGGATGGGTCACCGCATATCCATGTTCTTATCCAATTCGAGGGAAAATTCCAATGCAAGAATAACAGATTCTTCGACTTGGTGTCCCCAAGTCGGTCAGCACATTTCCATCCGAACATTCAGGGAGCTAAATCAGCATCGGACGTCAAAGCGTACATCGACAAAGACGGAGACGTCGTTGAGTGGGGTGTTTTCCAGATCGATGGACGATCTGCTCGTGGTGGTCAGAAAACAGCAAACGATGCATATGCTCAGGCGATTAACACAGGAAATAAAGATGATGCCTTTAAAGTATTAAAGGAATTTGCACCAAAGGATTATGTTCTGCAGTTTCACAATTTAATTACAAATTTAGATCGCATTTTTCAACCTCGTTCCGAGATTTATGTTTCTCCATTTTCAATTTTATCCTTCGACAGAGTTCCGCCAGAACTCGTCGATTGGGTCTCGTCGAATGTGGTGTGTGCCGCTGCGCGGCCTTTTAGACCAATAAGTGTAGTCATAGAGGGGGATAGTAGGACGGGCAAAACAATGTGGGCTCGTTGCTTAGGACCACACAATTACTTGTGTGGACATCTAGATCTGAGCCCAAAGGTGTATAGCAATGATGCCTGGTACAACGTCATTGATGACGTCGATCCCCACTATCTAAAGCATTTTAAAGAATTCATGGGGGCCCAGCGTGACTGGCAAAGCAATACGAAGTACGGAAAGCCGGTCATGATTAAAGGTGGAATTCCCACTATCTTCCTGTGCAATAAAGGTCCAAACAGCAGCTATAAGGAATACCTGGATGAAGAAAAAAATGCAGCACTGAAGCAGTGGGCAATCAAGAATGCAGTCTTCATCACACTCGAGGAACCACTCTATTCCGGTCGCGAAAACATCGCTCCCCCAGAAGAAGAAGAAGAGCATTCGGAGGAGGCGAGTTGATCTACCGTGTGGTTGTTCGTATTACACATCGATCAACTGCCATGATCACGGATTCACGCACAGGGGAATACATCACTGTGGATCGAGCAGAGAGTGGCGTATATACCTGGGAAATTCGAAATCCCCTGTATTTCAAAATTTTGAAACACGACAGCCGGCCCTTCCTAACACAGCACGACATAATAACGATTCAAATACAGTTCAACCACAACCTGCGGAAAGCCCTGGGACTTCACAAGTGTTTTCTAACTTTCAAAATCTGGACGACCTTACACCCTCCGACTGGTCTTTTCTTAAGGGTATTCAAAACCCAAGTCCTCAAGTATCTCAACAATCTAGGTGTAATCTCACTTAATTTAGTTATTAAAGCCGTTGAACATGTATTGTACAATGTAATTAATCAAACAATGTATGTAGACCAATATTCAGATATAAAATTCAAACTTTATTAATTTGTTACCGAATCATAAAAATAGATCCGGATCTTCAAAGTAGCATACACTGGGTTGCTAGCATGAGTACAAGCCATGTAAAGCATCAATGCATTCTCGGTGTGATTCTCGTATTTTCCTGCTTCCTGCTGGTTGTAAACAACGTAGTTGTTAACCCTAACAAACTTCTTGACCAAAGCCTGCTCCTTACTCGCATATTGTCCACCAGTAACGGTTGCATGCCATTTCCTCAACACCTGGTACCGATCCCTATGCATGTTCTTCACGGTCGCCGTACTGGGCTCGTTATCAAACATATTAAATACTTCACCAAAATCTTGTGGTTTATCTACCGGTCGTCGATCACGAACAAGGAAAAACATGACACTGTTAGTATGGTTCTTGGTCTTGATGTTCTCATCCATCCATATCTTTCCTAACACATAGACGGATTTCACACAAAATCGCTTCCCTACGCGATGGGTCAAACCGACTCCACGCGTAACATCAGAAATACACATTACCTTACCAATATGAACAACATCGTGTCTAGACTCAAAGGATTGTACCTTACAGGGACCCTCACATCCCCTTGGAACATCCGGACTTCTGTACATCCGGTACATTCTGGGCTTCCTGTTCATAGGCCTGTTTGTCCATGCCTGTTGTTTTGTGACGCGGACAATGGGCGCAGCAACACGGCTGGTGTATGGGCTGCCGAAGTTCAGACGCCGACGTACTTTCGACGCGGGCGTAGAAATGACGATATCTGCTGCTCGCTTCGCCATAGTTCTTTGCTCGGAGAACAAGAATTAGATCTCGTATTAGATCGTAGCCGACTGTGTCTGGGGAATAATTCTGCGACAAAAGTTGCAAATATTTTACAGATAGCATACAACGAAACCCGTGAACCGTATCCGGAAATTCGTTTAATAGTGGATCCCACATGTTTGTGAATTGAAACTTAGTGAGCAAGTCTATTTATTGCCACATGCATTATCTAAGCTTTGAGTCTGCATCGTCGTGCGTTCTGGACCCACCACTAAAAATTTGCGCGGCCATCCGGT